GCACTCAAAGCGGTAGATCTGTATTTAAAAAAACCTGTTGAAGAACGCAAACCTTGCATTTTTGTACTAGACTCTTTGGGTATGCTTTCAACTGAGAAAGAAATCACCGATGCACTAAACGATAAACAAGTTCGTGATATGACCAAATCTCAATTGGTCAAAGGTGCTTTCCGAATGCTCACACTCAAACTAGGTCAAGCAAATGTCCCGCTCATTGTCACAAATCATACATACGATGTCATTGGAGCTTACGTACCAACTAAAGAAATGGGAGGAGGTTCTGGACTCAAATACGCAGCAAGTACGATCATTTATCTCAGCAAAAAGAAAGAAAAGGATGGAACGGAAGTGGTCGGAAATATTATCAAGGCTAAGACTGCTAAATCGCGTTTGAGTAAGGAAAACAAAGATGTTGAAGTCCGTCTGTATTATGATGAGCGTGGTCTTGATCGTTACTATGGTCTTTTGGAACTTGGTGAGATTGGTGGACTCTGGAAGAATGTAGCAGGACGCTATGAGATTGATGGGAAGAAACTTTATGCTAAACAGATTTTAAAAGAACCTGAAGTATATTTCACTGATGAAGTGATGCAACAACTGGACGAAATCGCACGTAAGGAATTTAGTTATGGAGAAAGTTGAGTTTCTAATTCTTAGAAACCTTTTACACAATGAAAAATACATCCGAAAAGTAATACCCTTTATCAAATCTGAATACTTTGAAGATCAAAATCAAAAAATCGTATTTGAAGAAATACTGTCTTTTGTGCAAGAATATAATCAACCAGCAACAAAAGAAGTTCTCTGTATTGAAGTAGAAAAGAGAACAGATATTAACGAGCAGTCTTTTAAAGAGATTGCTCAAATTATTTCTTGTCTCGAAGATGTTCCTACAGAGTTTAATTGGTTGATTGATACTACTGAAAAGTGGTGTCGTGATCGTGCCATTTATTTGGCACTTATGGAATCTATTCATATTGCTGATGGAAATGATGAAAAGAAGAATCGTGACAGTATTCCTTCTATTCTTTCTGATGCTCTTGCTGTAAGTTTTGATAATCATGTTGGACATGATTATCTTGAGGATTATGAACAACGATACGAGTCTTATCACAAAAAGGAGGATAAAATTGAATTTGATCTCGAATACTTTAACAAAATCACGAAAGGTGGTCTCCCTAACAAAACTCTTAACATCGCTCTTGCTGGTACGGGCGTCGGTAAGTCTCTATTCATGTGCCATGTGGCTAGCTCCGTCTTGCTCCAAGGGAGGAACGTTCTGTACATTACGTTGGAAATGGCAGAAGAACGCATTGCTGAAAGAATTGATGCAAACCTATTGAATGTTCCCATTCAAGATATTGCAGATCTTCCAAAGCAGATGTTTGAAAACAAGGTTACAAATCTTGCAAAGAAAACTCAAGGAACTCTAATCATTAAAGAGTATCCAACTGCTTCTGCACATTCTGGTCACTTTAAGTCTCTTTTAAATGAACTTGCACTTAAGAAATCATTTAAACCAGATATTATTTTTATTGATTACCTGAATATCTGCTCTTCTTCCCGGTTTAAAGGTGGAAGTAATGTTAATTCTTATACATTAGTTAAATCAATTGCAGAGGAACTTCGTGGTCTTGCTGTGGAATTTAATGTTCCTATCGTGAGTGCCACTCAGACTACTCGTTCTGGATATGGTTCTTCTGATGTTGAACTAACAGATACTTCTGAGTCTTTTGGTCTTCCCGCAACTGCTGACCTAATGTTCGCACTTATCTCCACTGAAGATCTTGAAGGTCTTGGTCAAATTCTTGTAAAACAACTTAAGAACAGATATAATGATCCAACTATTCATAAACGTTTTGTGATTGGTATTGATCGCGCAAAAATGCGTCTTTATGACTGCGAACAATCTGCACAAAATGATATCCTTGACAATGGAAAGGATGAAGAGTATGATTATGAAGAAAAGAAACCTAAAAAATCATTCGAAGGATTTAAATTCTAATATGACTATTGATCTTAATAAGTATGTTGAGTTTGTTAATATGACAACCTCAAACCCAAGTAAAGACCACGCCTCTTTCATCAACAGTCTTATGGAACTACGGGAACAAGAGTTTCCTACCGAGCGACTGCTTACTGCTGCTGTAGGAATGTCTGCCGAAGCAGGTGAGTTCACTGAGATTGTAAAGAAGATTGTGTTCCAAGGTAAACCAGTTAATCAAGAGAACCTGTTTCACCTGAAACGTGAACTTGGAGATATTATGTGGTATGTTTCTCAAGCATGTATTGGACTTGATATTTCTATTGAAGAAGTAATTCAAATGAACTTTGAGAAACTGAATGCTCGTTATCCTGAAGGTGCCTTTAGTATTGAACGTTCTGAAAATCGTAAGGAGAATGATGTATGACTAAAGAAAAACAAGTAACAATCAAAATGGATGCTCGCACTGCCACAGCGGTTCGTCAAGTTCTATTCGATGCACAAAAAGGATATACTTATGATGAAGTAAGTGTTCCTCCTCGTGTTTCTGATATTCGTGAAGTAATTCAACAACTTGATGATAATATTGGTTCTATTCTTAGCGTTTGACTTTCTGATTTTTTTATAAATAATCCATAAGGTTACTCTAACCCCTTGACTTTTTAGTTGAGGGGTTTTATAATATTTCTATTCGGGGATATAGCTCAGATTGGTAGAGCGCGGTCTTTGCAAGGCTGATGTCAGGAGTTCGAGTCTCCTTATCTCCACTTCTAAATACTTAAAAAGTATTAACTAATAAATGGCAACCAGTGCTATAGAGACTGCAAAACAAGAGAATGGGTCTCGTGTATTTTTTGAATATGTAATAGAAAAAAATCAAGAACCACCAGATTCTGTGATGGTTAAAGTTTATGAAGGATATAATTCTGAGTGGAAAGAAACTTATAGAAAACAATCTAACGCACTTAAAAAATTCTTAGGTTCTAAAAGTGGTTACGAATATTCTAGAGATTCTGGAATAATGCCATACATAGAGGATATTGCAAAAAAATATTGTGGAGTATCCGTAAAAGATCGTTGGAATCCAATGGATATTGTCTTAGTAAAGAAGAATATGAAATCCGCAATAGAAGGAACTATAAGAGAATTGACAAATATTGATGGTATGTCTAAAGAGGCGAATTTATCTTTACTTAATGCTTATATGAGGGAGACACTTGAAGATAAAATATTAGTTGGAGTTTCTTTAAAAGCAATATCAAAATCTAAAAAAGTTGCTAGTGCGGAACTAGCGAATATGGGTGGAGATAAAACTGCAAGAATTAATATTGACCTTATCCCGGGATCATTAAAATGTACTCTTACCTTAGGTAAAAAAAATAATTATTTGTTTGATACTGGGGAACTTGGATTTGATCTGAAGACAGAATCTGGTGGTCAAATACATGGACAATCTAGAAATTTTCAATATTCAAAAGCGAGGAATGTAATCCAAACTGATTTAACCCCAAAGGGAAAAGACGCTGGAGCAAAATTGGGAAAAGTTTCAAGTGTTGCGATGGATAAATTTTTTTCTGATATAGGAATGGTGAGACCTTCATCCGCAACAAAACATCCGCATATTCCTCCTGTTGGGGGATGGAATGATGTTCACAAAAAATACTGGATAGATTTGTACAACAATTTAAAAAATAGTTCTTTAGTCGATTTTGGTGAAATTGCTGTTTATGAAGATAAAAAAAAGATAGGGACTACGTTTGAAGAAATACTTGAAAATGCGATCATATATGAAACTGGAGATTATGATAGAAGTTCCGCCGGTAAATTTTCATCAAAACTTATTGCTATGGAATGGGCCAATACATGGTTTCAAATACAAAAAAAAGGTAAGATGAAAGATTGGTGTAGAATATTATATTATGGCGCAAAAAAAGAATTTGGATCATCCAATGGCCCATTTTTGAAGATTTACTGAACAAATAAATATAAGTATATCAACACGAAATATGAAAAGTTTTCTCAATTTTCTAACTGAAGCAAAAGAATCGCAAGCAGCAATGCAAGCGAAAAAACTTGGATATTCTGGAGACGGTCATGGCGGATGGTTAGACCGTTCCGGTAAACTTGTCGCAAGAACAGAAAAGGGAAAACTCAAGTACATTGATAGTCGTCAACCAAAAGGAGCAGAACAACCAGCAGCAGGAAGACAACCCGCTGGTGCTGCTCCAGTTGCACAACCAACTCAAGCAGCACAAGCACCAGCACCGCAACCTCAAGCAGCACTGGGACAAGAACCTGAGGAGCAATCCGCAGAAGAACTTCCACCACTCACTGTTGTTTTCGGTCGTTTCAATCCACCAACAGTAGGACACGAAAAACTTCTTAAGTCTGCAAAGAGAATTTCTGCTGGTGGGGATATTAAAATCTATCCTTCAAGGTCTCAAGATCCAAAGAAGAATCCTTTAGATCCTAATACTAAAGTTTCTTATATGAAGAAAATGTTTCCGGAATTTGAGGAGAACATTATCAATGATGAAGAAATGAAAACCATTTTTAATGTTCTTGTGACTGCAAACGAAGATGGATATAATAATGTAAATATCGTTGTTGGTTCTGACCGTCAAGCAGAATTTGAAAATCTTGCACAAAAGTATAATGGGGATCTTTATAATTTTGATTTAATTCGTGTTGTTTCTGCGGGTGTAAGAGATGCAGATGCTGAAGGTGTAGAAGGAATGTCGGCATCTAAAATGAGAAAAGCAGTTATTGACGATGATTTCAAATCATTCCGTAGTGGAACTCCAAAGACACTCACTGATGCAGAAACTCAATCACTATTCAATGCAGTTCGTCAAGGAATGAATGTAAAGAAAGCAAAAGTTAAAAAAGAAAGTTTTGCATTGTGGGAGATTGCTCCAAAATATGATATGAAAAATCTTCGTGAGAATTATGTAAGAGGAAAGATATTTAGAATAGGAGATAAAGTACAAAATCTTAACACTGGTTTAATTGGTGAGGTGATGCGTAGAGGAACTAATCACCTAATCTGCGTAACCGAAGAGGGGTATATGTTCAAGTCCTGGATCAAAGATATAATGGAATATACTGAAGTCAAGATGGATAGAATGTATAGAGATCCAGGGAAACCTAATACTCTTTTTGGAACAAAGGGATATTTGAAGTATGCAGTAAAACAAACTCCTGGTTCTACTCTAGGAAAAGAAAATCTTCAACAGGGTGGTAAGGCATTCTTGAATTTCATAAATAAGTATAGAAAAAGTAAAGTAAGTGCTTAATTAAGATGTCTATTAATCCTCTGAATGATATCTCTAGAGTGTATCTGGAGCAGGTTGTTGAATCGGCAGTTCCAGGAAAACCTGCGGAAAGACTTGGTGCAGTAACTGCTATTCCAAAGGCAGAAAGAGATGCTGCTAGAGAAAGAGCACTTGCAAAAGCAAAGGCGATGAGAGAAAAGAAAGGTATAAAAACAGAGGCGTTTGTAGATCCAGAACAAGGTGAAGCACCAAGCGGAAGAACACCTCTTCAGAACGTGTCTGATCACCCCAAAGCATCTGTAAGAAAAAAGGCAGTTGGTGCATTCAAAAAACAGATGGGCAAAGAATATGGTGGAACTTGGAAGTCCAGGTCAAAGGATCCAGTTGCTGAAGCACTAGACCCCGTTGGTAAGGAGGATGCTGATGTTGATAATGATGGTAAGAAGAATACAAAGTCTGATAAGTATTTGTTAAAGCGTAGAGCAGCAATCGGCAAAGCAATCACTCATAAGGAAGCATTGGATCCTGTTGGTAAGGAAGATGATGACATTGATAATGATGGTGATGTTGATAACTCTGATGCATACTTAAAGAACCGCAGAAAAGTTCGTTCGAAAGTAATTGCAAAAGAGAGTTATTCAAACTGGAGAGAGGATCTGATTGAGGTTGTTGATAAGATCAAAAAAGATAAAAGTGAAGATATAAAAATTACTGAAAAGCAAGTTAACAATAAAATTGATATTAATCCAAAACTTGATCTTGGCGAAGCAGTAGAGAACCTTGGCGGAACTCTTCTTGAGATGGTTGAGATTGATGAGGTTGATTTTATTGTTGAGAGTGTTTATGATGAACTTCTTGATGAGGGTTATGAAGAGGATGATATTGAAGAAGCACTTGAGTTTGCACTTTCAGAAGCAAAGGTAACTTTTGGGCACGATACTCCTACTGGACAAAAGAAAAGAGGTAATCTAGTCGCAGCAGTTGGAAGACTTGCAAGACAGAAACTTTCTAGCAAAGTTCGTGGTGTTAAAAAAGCAGCAAAACAAGCAGTCGCAACTGGTGCAAGAAAGGTTGCTAAAGGTGCATTAGGTGTTGCTCGCAAGATGGAGGGTGGTGATAAAAAACCAGCAGCAACAGCAGCAAGAAAACCATCAACATATCGTGGTGCTGGAGCAGGTCAAAAAGAAAAGGTAAGTAGTGGTTCTTACACTCCACCTACTAAAAAGAAAGCAGAGAAACCTTCCGATCCTTGGAAAGGAAGTTCAACAGTTCCTCAAAAACCAAAACCAAAACCAAAAGCAGAGAAACCTTCCGATCCTTGGAAAGGAAGTTCAACAGTTCCTCAAAAACCAAAACCAAAACCAAAAGCAGAAAAACCTTCTGATCCTTGGGAAGGAAGCGCAACAACTCCACCAAAGGCAAAGAAAAAGAAAGCAGCAGCACCAAAAGCAAAAGCACCGGCAGCAGCTGCTCCAAAGAGAAAGAGAAAGTCTAAATTAGATGATCTTCTTGCTGATATTAGAAGTGAGCAAGTTCAAATTGATGAAAAGACTTTAACATCTGCTGAGACAAAAGAGAAGGAAAGACTTGTAAAGTCAATGAAGTCCAATGCAGCAGACTTTGAAAAGAGATATCCTGGTCGTGGTAAAGAAGTTATGTATGCTACTGCCACCAAAATGGCAAAGAAAATTGCTGAACAAGCAATGGAACTTCAACCAAAGTCTCAGCAGTCTGGGAAACAAGATCAAGCACAGAAAAAATTAGTACAGCAAAAAGATAGACAAAAACAACAAGAAGTTCAAATTCTTCAAAGAAAACTTCAAGCATTGAGATCTGCTCCTAAGGGTGTAGATGCTGATATTACAGCTTGAATTCCTAAATAGTGGTGGATACCTTTTATAGGAGGACATCATGGGAGCAGTAGTCGCAGTGGTAAAACCACTTGTTGTTTCAATTGCAACTCATCCAGCAGTGAAAAATCTTGTTATTGAGCTTCTTGAGAAATATGTAAAGACAACTGACAATACCGTTGATGATGTAGTAGTTGCTTTAGTTAAAGAAAAACTCTTTACTCCACAAGGATGATTACCTGTTTTGCAACTAATTGGGGAGTAACCATAGTTCTTGGTTTACTTTTAACTTTGTCCGAGTGGTTAGCAAAAACAAAAAAATTTGAAGAAAACGGATTACTTGATTTAACAACTAACTTTTTGAGAGTTGTTTTACGTAAAGGAGACCGAAAGTAGGGTCTCCTTTTTTTATAAATAATTTTTAGCAAATAACTTTTTAAGGTAAAGAGAATGGCACTCTGGGGTAATAACGATTCTGTTTATTCTGCTGGTACAGTTGCAGTAAATTACAACACCCTTGTTGTTACTGGAACTGGAACTACTTTTGATACCAATGGTGTTGCCGTTGGTGACGTAATTCAAATTGGTGCTGGGTCTACTTTTGGCGAAGCTGTAATTGTTGGAGTCAGCAGTGCAACTCTATCAATTGCATCAACTCAGTTCTTAAGTGGCGCTGCTATTTCTAGTGCAGTTTATAACATTAACGAACAACCAAAGTATGCTCTTGGAGTTGGAAATACCTATAGAGGTAGCACTAATCCATCTTTGATTTATGGGGTTGATGCAAATGAAGTTAGCGTTGCCTCAACAACCGCATATGCAGTTACTCACAGTGGATGGGTTGCAGTTGGAGCTACTTACATTGATGCTGAAGGCAATCTAAGAGTTAAGCATGAGGTTCTGGTTGCTGGTGGTATCAACACTACATCTGATGCTAACGACGACGCAATCTTCCTTCCTTGATGAATAATATATGATTTTTAATGAGTTGAATGAGGATAATTTCCTTTTGTTCGCAATTAAGTATTATGAAAATCCTCAGGCAGTAACTAAGGAAGATTTTGAAAAAGATCTAAATCATTTTAAGTATATTAAAAGATTATTGAAACGATATAAGAATACTGGTCAGTTAAAAACTCATCTACTTCTTAATCATTTTATTATTCTTTATAATATTTTTGGGGAGGCAACAACTCCAATGCTTTTTTATAAGATTGAAAAAGAGTTGTGGTCTGCGATGAAGACTTTTATAATCTTCCTTGGAAAATTGCCTGAATATCCAAAATGTTATATACATGATATTCAAGTTGATATCTATTGCCTTTCTGAACTCTATAAAATCTACAATGGAAAAGAAGAAAATTGATAAAGTCGTTGAAGCATTTCGCAATTATATAAATTTGAAAGAAGAAATGATGACGACTCAAAGTTCTCCCGGCAAACCTGGATTTAGTTCAGATGCCGATGATCAAGGACCAACTGCAGGCAGAAGTCCAAAAATGTTTCTTTTAGCAAGAACATTTGCCAAAACTTATGCTAAAGGTGGTCCTGGGTCTCGTAAAAAATGGTTAGATTATTTAAAAAATAAATAATATTAATACTACTTGAGGTATTTGTTTCATGTAAAAAGTAGTATGAAACTAATAACCTCAAAAAAATGTTCAATCAAAATACCTCCACAGATACTAAAATCGCTGTTTTAGAAGAAAGACTTTCTTCTTATGAATTAATGATAAAAAAAATTGATGAAGCAATCCAGATAATGGGAAAGACAAGTCAAAATATCAGCAAAATGCTTGCAGTCCATGAAGAAAAGATCGAACAATGCCACAAATCGGATGACAATATCAGTAAATTGATAGAAGAATTAAAATCCGAAAATAAAACTTCCCATGAGGCAGTAATTGTAAGAATAGAAAAGGTAGAAAATAAGTTAGAAGAATTTGCAAAATATAGATGGATCATTCTTGGAGTATTCGCAGTTATTTCTTTTGCAATATCTCAATCCCATATGGTTGTAGATATTTTGACTCCAGATGCTCAGCAAGTTCAAGTAAAAAATAAATAATTAAGTGTTGGCATAGAGTGCCAATGAAAACTAAAAATAAGACAACAATCTATTCCCTCCAAAAAATAACAAATTCGGTTATAAAATGGACCGCACTTATAACCGTTTTATGCGTTGACAAGACCCAGTAACCTGGTATAATAAGTAGACTCCCCCCTCAGTGTATTGTCATGGATTTTGTTGATGTTAAATACATCAATTTGATTTCTGTAAGATTTCAAAAATTTAAAAAGGTAAAGCATAATCTTTATAATTTTCGTTGCCCTATTTGCGGAGATTCTCAAAAGAACAAAAATAAGGCAAGAGGATATCTTTACCAAGTAAAAAATAATACAAATTTCAAATGTCATAATTGTGGAATTAATATATCTTTCAATAATTTTTTGAAGCAGATTGATACTTCTGTATATAAACAATATACTTTTGAGAAGTTTAAAGAGGGACACACGGGGAAAAATTTCACTGTAGATGAACCTGTATTTAAGTTTGAAGCACCTAAGTTCAACCCAAAATTAAATCTACCAAAAGCATCTACAAACCCTGACGCAAAAAAGTATTTGGAAAATAGAAAAATAAATCCAGATAACTATTATTACGCCGAAAAATTTAAGGAGTGGACTAACTCTCTTCGCCAAACATTCGACAGCACAGATAAAGATGAACAAAGGATTATTATTCCTTTGTTTTATCAAAATAATCTAGTCGGATTTCAGGGAAGAGCACTTGGTCCCAGCAAGGTCAAATACATCACTATAATGCTTGACGATGACGCACCAAAAATCTATGGTCTTGATAAAGTCCAAAAAAGTGAAACTGTCTACATCACCGAAGGTCCTTTCGACTCAACCTTCATTCACAACGCAATTGCTTTGTGTGGAGCTGATGGTGATGTTACTAAGTGGGATATTTGTGATTGTGTTTGGATATACGATAACGAACCACGTAATTCAGAAATCCTATCAAGAATTTCGCGAGTTATCGAAGATGGACAAAAAGTTGTCATCTGGCCTTCAACAATAAAAGAAAAAGATATTAATGATATGGTACTATCTGGACTTGATGTTCAGTCTGTGATAAAATTAAATACTTACTCTGGATTAGAAGCAAAACTTAAATTTACTACCTGGAAGAAAATATGAGCAACGGTACAAAGGTTAAAAAGCGTGATGGTCGAATTGAGTCTCTTGACCTAGACAAGATGCATTTAATGGTCGAAGAGGCATGTAGGGGTCTTGCAGGCGTCTCTGCGAGTCAAGTTG